TTCTAGGTCTATATCAGAGAAGCGTAGGGGTTCTGTAGTTGTACCTTCTGTCTCTGTTGATGTGTTATCGCCTATAAAGGGTGCTAGATCGTCTCCGTAGTGTGAGGCAAGGGTAGACACCTGTGGGTACTCAGAAGGCCATATACGTGCGTTGTAGCCCCTGTCTCGCAGTTTGTTATAAATACTGTCTTCACACTGAGGAGTACCAAGGAAGAGGATACGGGAGGAGTCCAAGGGTTTAACAATAGCTTCAAACTCCTTTACTTGTTCATCCAGCTTGTCCCTCATGCCTTGTGTAGCAGAGTTGTTGGGTACTTCTATGTCGTCTGCTACAATGATGTCAGCACGAGACCCGGTAAGCTGTGACGATATACCCAATGATTTAACAGAGGGAGCGTGAGCAGCAGGAGCAGGGCCTACATCAAAAGCTATCTTACTGAATCGTTGGTTATCTGTTGGTATGAGTCCTTGAAGAATAGGTATGTCGTGTATGATTTTCAAGGTAAAGGTGGAGAAGTCATCTGCTCTGTTCTTACTGGCAGACACTACAAGGATGTTTAAAGTGGGGTCTAGCAGTAGCTGATGTACTACATAAGCCGAGCATATCCACGACTTACCCACTCCTCGAAACGCCATGATAACAGATCTCTTAGGGCCGTGTTGCATATAGTCAGCTAGGTCATACTGCAAAGGAGTAGGGTCAGGCAGGTTAAGATGCTTCCATATAATGTACAGGAAGTTCTTAAAGTTCTTTAGCTGTGGTGGTATCTCTACAGGTGCTTTCTTGTTCTTCATCGTTTTGTTGTAAAGTAAAAGAGTCGCCTCCGTTTATAGCAGAAGCGACTCCTTATTGGTGTATGTAATGAAACAAAGAGTAGGTGTTATTTGCCGATTTGCCGTTGAACCTCTGGGTCTTCTAAGAAAGGCAGAGCTTCGATTTTCAAATCATTTAGAGGAGTTCCTTCTTCGGACATGCACTCAACACGATTATCTTTAAGGAACTTAATCACACAGTTAATCAATGCAGGGTTGTACTCCTCGGTGGCCTTCATGAACTTAACAGAATCTGATAACAAGTCAGCAGTAGCTGCGTGCATCTTACCTAGTTCTTTGAATGACTTCATACGTTGTTATTTATCTCTCAGTAGCTGGTCATGGTCACCGAATCCGTTCATGTTGTTCAAGATTCTAGTAATCCACGAGTGTAAAAGAGCCGAGGTGCTGACACCCAAATCTGATGCGATGCCAGCGACCTCCCTCTTTTGTGAGCTAGTGAGACGAAAATTAATCGGAACTAATGTATCCTTTTTCTTTTTCGTACTCATTGTTAGCTAGTTATTGTTTAAGTCTTACGCCATTGCAGCTGTAAAGTCAGCCAATGAACCAAGATTGTTACCGTCTCCAAGAACAACGTCGTTTGCTTTAACGTCGATCAATGTAGCACTTCCGTCGTCTCCACTGATGTCAGTAGAAGCAGAAGTAGCGGATGTTTTGTAGAACGCAAACTTGTCGATTCCTTCGTCGTATACAGCAGCAATGTTTCCACCGTCACCTGTACCACGCTCAATGATAAGACCAGCGTCGTTTGAGTTGTTAGTTGAACCAGCAGCACCGTCGTTGATCAAAAGAATAGAGTCTTTGATCTCGGAGTTTGTTGTTTGAACGGAAGTAGTTGTACCGTTAACAGTTAAGTTTCCGCTAAGGACAAGGTTTGTTCCGCTTACGTCTCCTGTGAAGGAAGCACCACTAAGGTTAGCTTTAGCAGCGTCAAGAGCAGATTCAGCAGCACGGGCTGTCGAAGCTTCAGAATCAATGTTAGACTGAAGAGTCGTGTCAGCAGAAGCTCTAGCTGTAGCCTCACCACTAACAGCAGCGATACGAGCAGTTTCTTCAGCGTCGATATTGGACTGTAAAGTCGTATCAGCGGACGCACGGGAAGTAGCTTCGTCGTTGATGTTTGTTTGAAGCGTGGAGTCAGCGGCTTGACGGGCAGTCTCTTCAGCATCAATGTTGCTTTGGAGTGTAGTATCAGCGGAGGCTCTGGAAGCAGCTTCTGTGTCGATATTACCTTGCAGAGTTGTGTCAGCAGAGGAACGAGCGGATGCTTCACTATCAATGTTTGACTGAAGGGTTGTATCGGCAGATGCACGAGTACTTGCTTCAGAAGAGATAGCGTCAGCGTTAGTTTTGATTTGTGCGTCGAGAGCTTCGTCAGCTCCAACCAAAGTACTTACAGAAGTAATGTAGTTGGTGGAAGAGTTAGCGGAGTACGAACCACCAGCAGCAAGACCAGCACCAGTTTGAGTAGCGTCAATCTCGGATTGGAGAGCTGTGTCAGCGGATGCACGGCTGCTTGCTTCTGTGTCAATGTTACCTTGTAAGGTAGAGTCAGCAGCCGAACGGCTTGAAGCTTCGCTGTCGATGTTGGATTGCAACGTAGTATCAGCACTTGCACGACTGGAGGCTTCAGAATTGATGTTCGTCTGAAGTGTAGCCTCGGCAGCCAACGCTCGTGTTTCTTCTGCTGCAATAGCACTTTTGGTCGATTGACCAATTTGATAGAATATGGATGATGTATCTGGCATATTATTAGTATTTAGTTAGTTAATGATTAGAATAAAGCGTTGTATTTACGCAGTACCGTCGGAGATAATTTCTACCCAAGCAGAACCGTCCCAAACGATAATCTTATTAGTGTCCGTCTCAAAGTAAGCCTTACCAGCAGCTGGTGAAGCAGGACGGGTGGATGATGTAATTAAGTCTAGTTTAGCCATGTCTTATTCCTCCTCCATAGGTTGTGTCCAAGCTTCTTCTTGTAATACAGTAAGAATAGCTGAGTGACTCAGGGTATCTTTACCGTACAAGCAACGAGGTTTAGCTCCTTCATATTTAACAAAGGTTTGATCCCCTGCTACATTGTATCTTAGTGTATCTGCGGAAGTCTCAAGTACATCGTCAAAGTTGACGGTACTTACTTCATCAGCAGTTATTATTACATATTGTCTATCGCTCATAATTATTAAGAAGGTACGTCGGTTGAGAAAGTTGGGCCATTTACAAGAGTTAAATCAGCAGAAGCTACCTCGTCCGTTATTGTAGAACCACTACCACTGTCGCTGTCTCCCATCCGCCACCAAGCAGCAGGACTTAACGATGATAAATCACCGGCTACTCCACTGTTATATATGGCTGTGGCATCAGATGATGAAAGAGCAGAATTGAATAAAGATACTTCGTCCATTAAGCCTTGGAACATAGTGTACTGAGCGTAGTTAATTACAAAGTCTGTGTTCGTGTAAGCACTAGAGTTTGTCCCTGTGTCTACAGAACTTCCGTTAATATAAAAAGTCATACTTGAGCCGCTTCTTGTAACGATAATATTCTGCCAAGCATTAAGAGTAACACTACCCGCTGTGCCAAAAACATTAGAATATCCGCCAAGCCCGTTCCAGAAAGTAAAACCTGAACTTTGCTGATATAATCTAAATCCGTCATTATACGAGGAACTGCTTCCTAAGTGTACCAATATTGTGTTACTACCTGCCCTTGTTGGTTTGATCCAAAGCGAAAGCCCGTAGTCACCGTTGAAAATCTGAGATCCAAGTGTAGTGTTGGCACTGTCGTCAGTACCATCAAACTGTAAACTGTAAGGAGTAGAAACAACAGTTTCATCCGCAAAAGTCTTCCAAACTCCGCTATCGTATACAACAATAGAACCTGCGTCGGTGCTCCCTGCTTTCTTTAAATACATCTCACCATTCTTAGCGAGACCGTTAGTAACAAGCGAAGATTGCTCGCTGTCGTCAATTAATGTAATATCACTCATTATTAGCTGTTGTTAAAGATTCGCCAGTTAGTTCCGTCAAACACATACATATCATAAGTATCACTAGCGTACATGATTGTACCTGTGTCGTCGCTAGTTCTAGCCGCTATGTTTGTAGAAGTGTCCACCGAAGGAGCAACAGTGTCTTCAGGGAATCCGAGTATAGACTTAAGGAAATCTGTAACCGCATCCGTCTTATCGACCTTGTCATCCAACTTCGACTTAACTGTCTGTCCGATTTGTTGAAGTATATTTGCCATAGTTGTTGTTAATATGTTTTATGTTAGTGATTAAAGTAAGTCAAAGCTTATTGTGCGTGAACCCACCCTGACTCAGTAAAAACGTAGAGCTTAGAGGTATCAGTAGCAAAAGCCATAGTCCCCAAATCGTCGTCAGTTCTAGCAGTTATGTTACTCTCAGTGTCCAATATAGCTTGGCTAGTTGAAGTAAGAGATATTAATAAGTTTCTTACGCTTTGTCCCATTTGATACCATACACTCATTGTTCTGTTTCATTTGTTAAGGTTAAATCCGACTCTTGTTAGAGCATCACGGATCACCTGTCAAGCCTTCAAGGAACTCGTCATGATCTCCTACTTCTTCTTCACGAGCGTCTAGGAAGTAAGGCAAAGCATTCCAAGGAGTAACACCGTCACCTATCTTGATACGATTACGGTTATTATCTAGCTCAATAGCTACCTCTCCCTCAAGCAGCACAGGGTTCTCATCTGACCAGCTACTCGCTGTGCCACGTCTTAATTGTATACGTTTTGTAAAACTAGGCATCTATACTTCCTCCATCAAATATATCAGTATCTTCTAACACGGGGCCACCGCCATCAATGGTAACGAAAAATGGATCACTCTCTAAAGACTCTACTTGCTGCTCAAGTGCTGTCGCCTTCTCTTGGTTCTGTTTAGCTTCCGCAGCAGCAGTTACAGCCAGCGTTCTGTTTTGGAACGTAAGCGGGTGTATGACTGGTCTAGGGCGTAACGGCATACTAGCAATTCCAACGACTCAAGGCTAACGCTTTTCTCGTCGGTCTACCTTTACTGTCTTTCAATGGTCCTTCAACATTTCTCATTCTTCCGCAAAAAGACGCCTTGCGAGCTTTCCTTCTACCTGTTGGATTACTCTCTGTTACAGGAGCTTTTAACTTAGAGCCAGTAGCTCTGTTATACTTGGCACGACCCTTAGCAGTGAGACCGCCTTTACGACTCTTCTCACCTCTACCTAAAGATAACGATACACTCCTAGCCATTCCTACTTCTTCTTCTTAGGGAACCCACGCTTCATG